CTTCCTGATGAGATGTTCTCTGGGGATGAATTAGATGAATTTGATCCACATGAATCACCAACTTGTATTGAATGTGAAGCTCAATTAAATAAAGATCAGCAGAAAGTTAAGCTTAAAATTCCTCGCCTCGTTGGTGTAACACAAGAACCTAAGAGTAGAGTTTGTTTAGAGGTTTATGGCGGATTGTATATCAAAGTTGCTAATTATGCTAAGAAGCAAAAAGATACTCCTTATCTTATCTTTAGCTATGAGACGCACTATGTGAATGCTTTAGAGTGTCATCCTAGCTTGAGAGATAAGATTCCGCATGGTGGATGGAGTAATTTAGGAGTTAATGATCCTTATGAGCAGTATGGGAGATTAAATACACAATATCGTGGTGAGTTCCCCGATGAGAATGTGACGGTTAAAAATTGCTGGTTGAGGCCGGCATCATTTAATATATTACCAGAAGAAGATTATAAGAAGCTAAAGAAGAAGTTCCCCGATGGTGCTAAGGTTATCGTGGTTAATGATATTGTAGCAGATTATGAGGATGAATGTCTAGATGACCATTGGACTCTAACCGAGAATCCAATGTCTGATTTCTTGAATCATGATCCTCTTGGAGAGCTGTTAACAAACATTCAGGATATTGTTAACGATTTAATTTCTTTAACACTACAAACCATTGAGCATGGAATCGAACAAACATGGGCTGACCCGGCCGTTGTTAATTTTTCCGCCCAGCGGCAAATAGAAGCGATGCCGGGTACAATTACTCCCACTAAACCAGTGGCAGGAGCGAAAGATATTCGTTCGTCCTTCTATTCAACTAAATCTGCCGCATTAGCTCCCGAAGTGATGAATTTTTATAGGATCATTCAGGAGTTGGGGCAATTTGTCTCCGGTGCTCTCCCTTCAATCTTTGGAGGAAATCAAGCCGCTGGGTCGAGTAGAACGGCATCTGAATACGCAATGTCTAAAGGAATGGCGTTGCAACGGCTTCAGACTCCTTGGCGTATGATGACTATTTGGTGGAAGTCTATATTTGGTAAAGTTATTCCGATGTATATGAAAAATATGGTTAATGATGAAAGAGTAGTAGAGAAGAATGATATGGGTAAATTTATAAATGTATTTATTAGAAAAGCTGAACTCGATGGGAAGATTGGTTCTATAGAATTAGAACCGGATGAGAAACTCCCTGTGAGTGATGAGCAACAAGCTGATATTATTATGCAGTTGATGCAGTTAAATAATCAGGAAATCACATCTGCATTGATGGATCCTGAGAATCTTCCTTACATTAGTAAGATTATTAAGATTCCACAGTTTCATCTTCCTGGTGAAGAAGATAGAGAGAAACAATTTGAGGAGATTGATGAACTCATTAACTCTACTCCTATTCCTCCTGATCCTCAATCTATACAGCTTTATCAGCAGGCAGCCGCTACAGGGCATCCTGGAGCAGTAAAACCTGAAGAACAGCCATCTGTTGAAATTGATCAGGATGTAGATAATCATCAAGTAGAAGCTTCTATCTGTAAATCTTGGCTTATATCTTCAGCCGGTAGGCTAGCAAAACAAGAGAATCCTAATGGATATCGAAATGTATTATTACATATGAAAGCACACTTAGCCGTTGTTACACAACAGAATCAAGCTCAGTTATTACACGATGACCAGTTGCGGCTAGCTGGCGTTAAAGATAAACAAAAAACTTCAGATGTGGCTGAATCTAAAACTGGAAATCAACCTCCGGCAGAGAAGCCAAAGCAATCTGAAAAAGTGAGCGGAGAGAGAAATGCTAAGAGTCCTATTTCCTAATAATTTGAATGCTCCACCTGATGCCGCTGCTCCGGAAATCTCATCGAAGATTCCTACGCCCAAAACGGCTGACGATATTAATGATCTTTTTAATGAGATTGACGTAGAAGAGAAACAGAAAGAGAGAGAAAAAGAACCTCCATCAAAGCCTGAGAAGAAAACTTTAAAGGAAGAACCTGAAGATGAGCCGGCTGAGAGGGATGATGAAGATGAATTAGAACTTGTTGAGCCTGACGAAGAAATTGAAAAGCTTGATTTAAATAAAGAAGATGATCTAACCATCGATGCTCCTCCTAGAAAAAAGGAGATTCTGAAAGAATTTCCTGAAATCTTTAAGAAGTTTCCATTTTTAGAAAAGATGATGTATCGTGATAGAGAATATACTGAATTATTTGGGTCTTTTGATGATGCCAAAGAGTTAGCTGAGAAGTCAGAGAATTTCAATGCATTCGAATCTCAATTGCTGTCTGGAGACACTAAGGAAATTCTTAAAGGTGTAAAAGATGCAGATGAGAAAGCATTTAATATTATTGTAGATAATTATCTTCCATCTTTAGCAGAGGTTGACAAGGAAGCATATTTTCATGTCGTTGGCAATTTGAATAAGAGATTGATTATAGAAATGGTACAAGAGGCTAATGATACAAATAATGATGACCTAAAGCAAGCCGCTTTGCTAGTAAATCAATTTGTGTTTGGCAGTTCTAAATTCACTGCTCCTACACTACGCGTAGAGAAGAAAGATTTAACTGAAAGTAGCGAAGCTGAGAAAGAGAGACTCTCTTACACCAAAGAGAGATTCGAAGCCGCTCGTGATGATTTGCAGACTCAGGTTGATAATACTCTTCGCGCAACAATCTCTGACTACATTGACCCTAAAGGAGTTATGTCTCCTTACGTCAAGAAGAATGCTGTTGCTGATGCGATGAAGATTCTAGGTTCTTCAATAGCTGCGGACGGCTCTATTGTAAAGAATCTCGATAAGCTTTGGCGCTCAGCATTTGAAAGTAAGTTTGATAGGAATGATCTAGGGAAGATTAAATCTTATTATCTTTCTAAAGCTAAAGGTAATCTCAAGAATGCTATTCTTAAAGCTAGAGCCGAAGCTTTAAAAGACGCACGTCCTGAAACAAGAACAAAAGAAACTGATGCTGACGATGAAGAATCTTCTTCAAGACAGCAGTCAAAAAGAACTATTACACCTGGCAGACCTAGCCAATCAAAGGGTAAAATTAATGGACCACAAAGAGGAGAGTCTGTAACCGATTTTTTCATGAGAGATTGAGGTCTAATATATGCCGGGTGCTGTTGTAGAATCAGTCGTTGCCGGAACTGAACTCGAAAGAGTGTTACCGAAAGTTACCACTGTCTTCGAGTCTGATGATACATTTTTTGGTAACATTAAAAAGAGAGATGTAGAAATTGTAAGTTATAGAGAGATGCGTGCTCCCATGGAATTAAGACCTGGTGGCCGCTTTTCGTATTTTAATCCTGATGGTGGAGATTTAGGGCGAGGTGGCGGTCCTACTTGGGATAAAGCCGTTCTACGTCCTGTATTTCTGCAAGAAGCTATTGAATATACTAAATTAACTCAGTGGAGTACTGATGACCGTAGAAAATCAGTAATTAATGCAGTTAGGAGATTAACCGCTGGTGCTACTGTAGAAATTAAGAAGCAGTTAGATAATCAATTACAGGGAGTTGGTACCGGTCAGGTAGGAACAATTAGTACAGTAACAACTTCAGGTGGTGTAGACACTTATGTAATGGATTCTGAATTTGGTGCTAAGTTAGTTCGATTTGATCAGGTTGTTCAGGTTTATGATGCTACATTAGCTACATTTAGAGGTAAAGGTGCTATTACACTATGGGATGTTCCAAATAAGACTATTTCAGTAACTCCTGCTATTGCTGGTGCCGTTGCTACAGATGTATTGATTGTTGATGGTTTATCTAACCCAACTGCTATTCCTGGCTTATTTGGTGTTCCTTATCATCATAGCAATGCATCCACTGGTACTTGGTTAGGCTATGATAGAGCTAGCACACCTGAAATTCGGTCAAACCGAGTTAACGGTAATGCTAGTGCTCTAACATTGCCGCTGCCGAGATTAGCTATTAATGCTATTGGAAATAGAGTTGGTATTGATAATAATTTTGATCCTACTGCTTGGACACATCCTTGTCAGGCTCAGGCTTATGAGGAGATTGGACAATTAATTTCTATTATCCATAAAGCACCTAAAGATGAGTCTTTAAATCTCTACTTTGGCGATAATATGCAGTTAGCCGGAGCACCTATTAAACAGCATTTTAGCTGGAGTAAGAAGCGTATCGATTTCATTGTTAGCTCTATCTGGGGCAGGGCTGAGATTCTTCCCATCGGATTTTATACATCCGACGGTCGTAGAATCTTTGAACTCAGAGGAGCTAGTGGTGGAATTGCTGCAGCGGATATATTCTATATGATAGTTGGATTCCAAACCTTCGTGCTCAATCCAGCCGCTACTGCTTATATCGATAATTTAGCAATTCCAAGCGGATATTAAGGAGAAATAAAAATGAGTGACGCCCTCTTCCAGAATTTATCAACTGTACAGGATAATCAGCAACCTACTCCAATTACGGTCACTGCAGCGGCTACGATTGCTCCTCAAAACTTTATTACAGTATTAACTGGTAATACAGCAGTATCTACTATTACTCCACCTGTAACTGGTGTTCATATGCTTTGTATTGTTCCAGGTACAACTACTGGTTTTACGACTGGTGGTAATATTGTTGGTGGAACAACTACAGTAGCCAGTAGAGCATATCTATTCGTATTCAATCCACTTACAGATGCTGGTTTTGCTACAACTGGTGGTCACTATATCTTAGTTTCTTCAACAACTAGTTAAATATCGTTGGGGGACGCGCATCCTTAACAAACGCGTAACTCTTTAAAAAGAAAAATTGTTTGGGGAAGATGATGGAAAAGAAAATTCTAATCGGTTTATCAACTGGAGAACATATTAGGAGGGCTGAATTTCTTCCTTCTTTTATAGCTCTAGAAAGACCTCCAGGGACATATACGAGCACTGTTCATGGACAGTCTCCAGCTAAGTCTAGAAATCTTATTATAGATCAAGCATTAGAAGCTAAATGCACTCATATTTTATTTTTAGATGATGATATGATTACTCCTCCCGATACTCTTCTGAAGTTATTAAAGCATGATAAAGATATAGTCAGTGGATTATATCTTCTCAGATCCTTTCCTCATCGTCCTGCTCTATTCGATAGAGCATATGATAATGGTAAATGCAAATTTACATCTTTAACTCCTGAGATGACTGGTTTAGTCAAAGGAGTTAATTGTGGTTTAGGTGCCGTTCTCATATCAACTCGGGTTTTTGAGAAGCTAGAAAAACCATATGTTCGTCTTGGTGAACTAGAACAAGATGAGTGGTGTGATGACGTTGGATTCTTTAATCGTTGTCGCAAAGCTGGATTTGAGGTGTGGTGCGATTTAGATTGTCCTATAGGACATATGACTAATTTAACTATCTGGCCTGAGAAACATAATGGTCAATGGTTTACTAACTATAAACATCCACAAGGTAATGTTCATATTGCACAGAATATTTTAACTATTGAACAGATAGAAGATGAAGAAAGAAAATTAGTCCTTACGAAATAACATTCTCTGTTCTCATTTATGCTATGAATGAGAATCTCACAATGGGGGAGATAATCAATGGCTGATCCTGGTGTTGGTTCTTTTAATCCGATTAATCTATTCGCTATGTTACGGACGCTAATTAATAATGGCTGTCC